AAGATTTTAATAACAATTTCTTGATTCCGTTAGCACCTGAATGGGCATCATTACCAAAAGCTGATGGCAATTCATACTACCCAGGACAATCGGCAAAGAGTGCACAAGCTCTATGGGAATACTACCAACAAGCACAGAAACAGTTTGGAGTGAACTAAGTGAATGACTATGATGAACAGCTAACAGGAGGTACGCTTCCAGAACTAACTGATGAAGAAAAACTCAGACTTCAATCAGAACTTGAATATTATCAAGGAGAGTTAGCTGAACCGGAACCGGAACCACAAATCGCGGCACCTGAAGCTACGGCTCCAGTAGAACCAGAACCAGAAGTACAGCCTAGTCCTGTACAAGAAGAAAGGACAATTGGAGGACAAACAAAGGAGGAAGCACTTGCTGGTGCAACCCTCTTATCTCCAGAACTAACTGAACTACAAACAGCAGCAGGTGCTGGAATCGCAGACTTTGCAGTAGATGCATTTAATCTAGTAACACGGCAAGAAGCACGTAAGATTCCTGAATTTGAAAGTGAGGTAGCACAAACTGTTAGGGAACTTAGTTCTGTAGTTTTACCTACTATCTTATTGCAGGGTAAAGGATCAGCTGTTCTTGCTTCAAAGGCAAAGAATGTAAAGTTCTTAGCTGATCCTGCTGTTAAGTGGTTAGGCAGCACACTATTTGCAGGTGGAGTAGGTGCTGGTGTTGACTACACAGTTGAATTTAATCAGACAGACCACAATGCAACAGGGATGCTGAAGTCAACATGGCCACGTACTTTCTCTTGGATCCCAGATAATATTGCAACTTTAGATTCTGATAGCCCTGACGTTAAACGTATGAAAAACGTTACTGAGGGTGTCTATTTAGGGTTTAGCACTGACATCTTACAAGGTGCAGTTAGATGGGCAACAAGCTTGGCAGGAACAGCAACAGCTGTTAAGCATATTCCTGAGAATGAGAAGGCAGCCAACTGGTTTAAAGAAAACGTAGAGATTAAAAACACACCTGAAGAAGTAGTAGAGGCATCAGCTGCTAAACGTGCCGGTGAGTTAGACGAGGTTGGTGGTTACAACCTAACAAAACAAGCTGATCCTAATGATGCTGTATTTGGCTACCACGATATGTACGACTATACCGAACAAGGTATTAGGTCAGTAGATGATCTTGGGATTGTCGGTGCTTCAATCGATGCAGTACGTATTGATAAGAATATAGATAGTGTTTACGGACGTGTCGGTAGTGTCATGTCAGAAGGGGCTTTGAAGTTTGGTCTTGAGGCATCTGGTAATCAAGAGATGAATATCAAAGGATTGGCAGAAGGTCTGAAAGACGCCGGTAAATACGGTTATGAATCAGCATCTGGTAGATACATCAGTCATGCAGAAGTCATGGAGACTGGCAACAAGCTAGCTAGCGACTTCTATGAGATGGATCTAGAAGAGCTGCAAAGAACTATCTATCCTGGTTCTGTATATCAAGGTAGGGATGTAGATACAAAGACACCAGAGCTGACTAGCGAAGCTTATGCAGGCGTCATGGGAGCTATTAAAAGCTACATGGATGACTTCGTAAATATGGATGTGACTAGAGCGCAGGCATATGTAGCTACATCATTAGGTGGTCAAGTTTCTGACATGGCACAAGGTATGCGCCTTACTGAAGGCACAGCAGCCATTGATAGAGCACAAGAACAAATCCTGGACCGTCTTGAATTCTTGATGGCACAGAAAGGTATGACATCATATGTACGTGGTAAGGCTTTAAACCAGCTGAACCTATGGAACAGGATGACTGCCAAAGGGTCTAAAGCATATGATCTTGCTGAAACTAAACGTCTTGAGAATTTAATCAAGAACGAAAAGAACAGCACGCTCAAAGCGATGGAGCAGATTAAGCAAGAGTCTAAACAGACTATTGACAATCTACGTGCTATTAGTCAAGAACAACCTGAAATGCTAGCTCCATTAATCATGGGGTATGAGATGACTGATGGAAACATTAAGACTATTGCAGCTCTTAATGAATACGTCAAGCAATCAACTGGAGTTCTAAATAAAGCATTTATTGACCTAAATCCAGAGATCCCTTCTGTAATCTTGAAGGGGTTCTATGCAAACCTGTATAACGGAACACTTGGTGCTTTAGCTACACCTATTAAAGCTAGGATTTCTGCTACACATTTGCTAGTAGAAAGACCCTTAAGAATCATTGGTGGAGCAATGCTACCCGGTGGAGATAAACAAACCGTACGACGTGGCATCTACCAATACAAGAACATGCAGGAAGCCGTCAGTAAATCGACGGAATATATGGGTCAAGTATTCCAAAGGTCTGCAACTGATCCCCATGTTATCTCGACACGTGATGATCTTGGATTAAAGAACCAAGCACAACTTGATTTACTTAATGCATTTGCTTCTGCAAAAGCAACGCAAGGAGAATATGGTCCCCAAGCATTGATGCAGCAAGTTGGTGATATGAATGACTTGGCTAATCACCCATGGCTACGTTATGGCACACGCTCAATGCAAGCAACTGATGCTTTCACACAGTCAATGATTGCTACGGCAGAAGCACGAGCTAATGCATTCGATGTAGTGACAAATGGTGGTAAGTTACCTTTAGATGAAGCAAAGGCTGATGCATTAGCAGCAGACTTTTATAAGAAAATGTTTAATGATAAAGGTATCATTAACGATGAAGCAGTGCAAAAAATTTCTGGTGAAATCTCTATGAACTTAGAGAACTCTGCTACACGTATGCTATCTGATGTCATCAATAGGGCACCAATTCTGAAACCATTCATGCTGTTCACTAAGACTCCTCTTAATGAACTTGCATTATCACTAAGCTATAGACCTTCAAATCCGATGAGGGTATTCCTCAAAGATTCAAATGATTTCAAACGACCATTTGAAGAAGTAAGCGGACCTGAAGTTCAGCAATTACTATCTGCTAGGGGTATCGAAGTAACTCCACAAAATGTGAGAGCTAAGTACAACGAAATCCAAGCAGATCTTAGAGGGCGTAGAGCACTCGGAAACATTGCAGTAACAGGTGCTGTCGGATTGTTTATGAATGATCGCCTTACAGGCAATGGCCATTACAACCGGCAAGTACAAAAAACTCGGGATAAATTAGGTATTCCTCGCCGTTCGATTCAGAATCCTGATGGAAGCTATACCTCTTATGAAGGATTAGGACCGCTTACAAACTGGTTAGCGTTGACTTCTGACATTATGGACAACATGGATACGTTGTCTGCTCATGAAGAGGGTGTACTTCTTAAAAAGATGGCATTTGTAGTAGCAGCGTCATTTACTCAAAAGCAGATGACTGCTGGATTACAACCATTTCTAGATGTAGTACGCGGTGATACAGGTGCCATTAATAGGTGGACATCAAGTTTCTTGGGTGCAGCAGCACTTAGAGGGTCTAGTCAGTTTGCAGAAATTGCACGTCTAATGGATCCAGGTCGAAAGGTTGTAGAAAATGAGTTCAGTGCAATGGTACAGAACCGTTTACCCGGGTTAAAATCAGCACTACCGATAGAATACGATTATATCGATGGTGGTGAAGTTGGAGTACCAACAAACTTCTTTGCTCGTGTATTTAATACATATACACCCTGGAAAATTAATGGCAAGGTAAGTCCAGAAAAAGACTATCTTTACAAGATTGAATACGATAGTGCACCAACATTACGTACCGATGGGGAAGGAAACAATCTCTCTGCTCCAATTCAATCAGAGATACTCAATAAAATGGGTGAAATGAAATTATTTAAAAAGGGTATACAACGAGTAATGGAGAGGTATCCAGCAGAAACCTTCCGTAAATTGTACAGAGAAGCAGAAGCAGCTGGGTTAGATCCAGACGTAAGTCAATTTGCTAGTGTTCATAAAGCCTTAGATGATGAATTGAGGCTGGCAATGCGTAAGGCAATGGATTCGTCTGATTCATTAACAAGTATTCAAAGGAAAGGAAGAGTCCTAGAGACAGTTGGAAACTTGTTAAGCGGTGGGCATACACAAGAAGCAAAAGAATATTTGGAGTACATGGAGCAAAATCACTCTTACTAATGTGCAATGGCAACTACACAAACTACATACACAGGAAATGGTTCGACAACGAACTATTCATTTACATTTGAATACATCAAGCAAGGTGATGTCAAGGTAACACTTGACACGGCTGCTACAACTGCATTTACATTTGCTAACGCTACAACGCTTTCATTCAATACAGCACCTGCTAATGGTGTAGCCATCCGTATCTTTCGAGATACTGATATCAATACGTTGAATGCAACATTCTTTCCTGGCTCCGCCATTAAAGCCGAGGATCTAAATAATAATTTCACCCAATCACACTTTGCAGTACAAGAAGCTGACTTTGATGTTGTAACAGCTAACACTACTGCAGGGTCTGCTGTGAGCACAGCAAACTCTGCTGTTACTACGGCTAATTCTGCCGTCACTACTGCTAACTCAGCAGACACTAAAGCGGATGCAGCCGTTGCTACTGCAAACACAGCTTCTACTAACGCTAGTGCTGCTGTAACTACTGCTAACACGGCATCAGCTAATGCAACAACTGCTGTTAACACG